TAAAACGATCCAAGTGTATAGTTGAGTAGATAACTCGGTTTCATTATAATTTGTTGAGATGTTTTATCTTTTACTCTCATATTAATTAATTTTAATTTTGTAGGATCAATTTCATTTAAATTAAAAATAATTAAATGATCACCTTGTAAATGATTAATATACAAAGCTGGTTTATTAAATTGTTTTGAAATCCTCATTAGATTGTCATATTTTTTCTTTTCAATCATCAACCCTTTTAATATAAATGGATGTAATTTCTTTTCATTATGTTCATCGTATAAACCAAAGGTTCTGGTTTTTAATTCAGCTATATGTGTCTTAGATACAGTATCATATACAGAATATCTACCAGTCACTAAAGTAAATTCACCATATAATTTGTTAATAGCTTCAACAGAATTAACTACATTAAGAATATATACTTCGTTTCCATTATTGAAATTTGTTTTTCGAGTTATGTAATTTGGTTTAAAGATAGTTTTTTTTACTGGTAGATCTGTGTCAATATATTTCATAGTTTATTTTATTGTGTCTAAGTATTTTATTGTTGTACGAATAGCATCAGCATAACCACGAGCATAATGTAATTCTTGATATTCACTATCAGCAAGATCACCCTCTGCTTTTTTAGTTTCAAGATATTCAACGTCTTTTAATGTGTCTATTAATATATTTGAACACACATCAATAGCAGTTAATATATCTTCAGTTTTTAATATACTTTTATTACTCATACACCCTATATTATACCATATTTTTTATTAAAAGTAAAGCTTTCTGTAAAGAAAAAAGTTAATAAAATCAATGGCTTATTTAAAAGAAATCCTCTAAGCTACTTGTTTCTTCAGTTTTCCACCCCAATGGTGTAGTCATTAACTTTAAAGCATCTAAAAATACTTTTTGAAACATTGTATCATAATCAATATATTGATCTACTTTAAATTCACTTGGTAGTGTATCTAAAAAAGCAATTACATTTGTAGATTGTAGAGGATTTGGTGTTTTAAGATGTATGAATTTAATTTTATCGCTTTCTCTTATAAGAGCAATTTTCTTCGCTAGTTTCATTTTATTTACAAAATGATTATGCATTAACGCACCACGAGTATGCATTGGTGTTGATAGTTTATAAATCTTTACAGAATCAGCATATTCGTTTATACCTTGACATGATCTAGGGAATGCAATCTGTTCTGGTCTTAAACTATAAAATTCTTTTTTATAGTTGTTAATAAAATTAAATAATTCATATTGATTGCCATATAATATAATAGGAAGAGCATCTTTAAGCTTTTTCCTTACAATCATAGGTGTACTTGATTTAACAATTTCTAAACCCATTATTTTAAATTTTGGTGTACTATAAGAAATACCCTCTTGATCTAATACTGAAAGAATATATCTTTTCTTAGCAGTCCATATTGCTCTATCAGAAATACTCTCTCGTTTCATTATCATTTTATTCTTAGCATTATGACGTTTTGCTAATTCATCATAACAAGTATTAATATATGGTATGATTTTATCTTGACAAATTTTATCTATAAATGCTACAATCTTTGATCTATCAGGTACATCTAAGAATGCTTTCTCTACTATTTTTTCAAAATTTACATAAATTGAATCTGTATCAACTGCAATAATATAATCTTTATTTTCTGTTTTTAAAATTTTGTTCACATAATCATTCATCTTATTGTGAATCCATTTTATAGCAAGTTGTCCACCAAGTGTGATTGCTTCAGCCATACGTATGTCGAAATATCTAAAATGTTCATTACCTATCGCACCATAAGCACTATTCAGGGCGATCTTATAAGCCATTTGTTCGTTATTATATTTTGATATAACTTTTTTAAGCTTAGGATCTTTGGTTGTTTGAAATTGTTTTTCAGCTTCTATTAGTTTCTTTTTAGCAATATCTCTTTGAGCATAAAAAGTATTCATAATATTAGGAAGCATCCCCTCAATTTTATTTGTATAAACTGAACCATTTACAGCAACAGTTTCATCATCTTGAAACTCAGCTGGATTGTTTAGATAATGATCTACTCCTGATTTGTAAGTTTTATTTTGAATTGTTTCTGGCGAGATATTATAATGCATAATTAAATGTGGATAAAGTGAAGTTAAGTCAAACCCAACAACCCATTTATGCATTCCTAAGATTGGATCTTTTACATATGCTCCTTCAAATTGTTGACTTTTTCCTATTGGCTTTTTAGGTGGAATAATAATATTTTTTTGTATAAGGTGGTTATGAATAATCATATCCCAAGTTCTTACTTGAGAATAAACGTCAGTAAAATTAACTTTTGCTTTATATGCAAAAGTGACAATTAATTCTAAAAGACGCATTTTATCTTCTAGTTGAGTAATTAATTCAGTATCTCTTATGTTATAATCAACAAACTTATTCCAGTTCTTTGTATAAAATTCTTTAAATGAAGCATATTCACTATGATCTAATTTAGTCACACCTAATTCATCTTGTGCTATATCAACAAGCTTATAAGATTCTTTATTCGTATAAGTATATTTCTTATACAAACTCATATAATCTAAAAGGGATGTTCCTTCAAAATCAATATATGTTGTTTGTCTATTTCTTACTGAAACTGTTTTAGATGAAATAAAAGACCATGGACTTAATTTTTTAGCAGTATAATCGCCTAGCAATATCTGAATTCTTTTATAAAGATAAACTGTATCAAATGCACCTACATTCCAACCAGTAATAATATCTGGACAATTTTTATGCCACCACTTAATAAAATCATCAAGCATAGCATTCTCATCAGGGAAAGCACGATATTCAACATCTGTACGTTCTCCTGTATATTTTTTTAATCCCCATGTGATGATTTTTTTAGTATGAATGTCTTGTACTGAAAGAAGTATAATAGATTCAGTTGGATTATTTACATCTGGAAAACCATTCTCAGTTGTTGTTTCTATATCTAAAGAATAGATTCTTATTTTGTAATAATCAAAATCTAAACTTGCTTCAGGATATGCTTGATTAATATATTGATGAGTGAATGAAAGCATTCCATGCACGTCAAAATTAGAGATTGTTTTAAATTCTTCAAAAAATGTTCTTGCGTGTTTCATAGAGTCAAAATTAACTCTATAACAAGGTTTTCCGTCTAGTGTTTTGTAGGGTGTATCACCAGTTCCTTTGGTAATATAACAGTGTGGTTTAAAAGGGATTCGTTCTTGGATTCGAGTACCAACATCAGTGACTGCTCGAACGAGCACATCGTTGGCTGTAGTGGAAACGTTAGTGTAAAAATTTGTACCTAATTTAGAATTCATTTATTTTTTCTCGCGAATATATCGCAACCTTTTTATTAAGAGTGGTGTGCCACATTTGAAGGCACATAACAAATTTCTTCAATTCTAAGAAGAAGAAGATAAAGGCACACCACTATTTACTGGCAAGGATTTAGCCCTCTCAGTAAATTCTTTAATTAGTTAATTGGTGACAATTCAGATTTTCTTACTGGATTTTTCCAATTAGAATATTTAAATTTTGTACCATATAAAGCTTGAATACCAGCAGCAATAATTGCTCTTGTTGGTGTTCCTAGTCTGTAATATGTTTTACCAGCAACTTTATTGCCATAAATCATATGACCCTCTGCTCTTAATGTGTCAATCATCGCTCTTGGAGATTCTAGATCAAATCTATCTCTGATCGTTTTCCATGCAATGTTTTCACCTTTTGATAAAAGGTTTAACACTTTCGCTTTTTTCGATAATGTTGGTTTTACACTTCTTGCAGAAGATTTTCTACCGAACATTCTTTTTAGTATAGTCATTATATATTTACTCCTTGTTGTACTATATTGTTTATTTTTACTTTACTCCATATATTATACTATAAAATTTCTTGGAAGTAAAGTACCTTTAATTATACTATTAAAGATGGCTTTGTTATAATATCCAAACCAGAACCAAACATACGATTGTATTCGTTAGTTAATGCTTCTGCTGGAATTGATGTTGTTAATATCATATCTGATCTAAAAGTAAATACTTTATCTGATGAGAATGGAAGAAATGGTGCGAATGCTAATGACATTCTTTTTTGTTCCTTACCATCTTCACCTGTTAATATAACAGCAGGTGCTTCAATAGTAAGTTCCTTTTCATCTTCTTTAATTACTTTACCAATCATATGTTGACCATTTAACAATACGATTATTTTAACTTGTGGATTATTTTGATTCATAGACTATATTATATTATAAAAATACTTGTATGTAAAGGTTTAGAGAATCGGCTCCAATTCATCCTGGAGTAATTCTGATGGAGTTTTGATAGGTGTATCTGGTGTAGATATATGTTGCTGTAAAGTGAATGGTTCCTCACACTTGCATTGTTTAAGCAAACAACAAGGAATGCCTAAACAAGTAAGGTGATTAATACAATCTTTGTGGTGATTGTTCATTTTTTATAGAAAACTACTTAATGCAGTAAGTATTGCTAAAACAAAAATTATAATAAATGATATGCCTACAAATATTTCATATATAGGTTGATATTCTTTATAATTAGTTTTTACTACTTTTTTAGC